CAATTTGCCGTCGTCTTGTTTGCCTTCTTGCTATGACCTACATCCTCCACACCGGCCCGTGGCACATCGGGCCATTCCCGACCCACATCGCGGCGCAGCACTTCGCTGAGAGCCACGGCATCGACGACTACCGCATGATCCCCCTCGATGATCCGGCCGAAGCGCCGGGGAGAATTGCGCGAATGGCGCGCGAACGGCGCGAGGCTGCCGCCTAAGCCGTTGATCTGATGGCCCAATTCCGCGCGCGCATCTGGCTTCGAAGCTGATGGTTTGCAGGTTCGAATCCTGCCGGGGCCACCACGCAATCTGCAGGAATCTCACGCTTTCTCATCTGGACAGTTCACCGCCGTTCGCGCAGAATCACGCCCGTTCTCGGGTTTCTGTGATAACGGCGGGATAACGATGAGACGGTGGGAAGCAGACGGACGCGTGCCAGGCCTGGGGCAGCTGGTGCTGCCGTCCGGTGTGCGCACCTGGTATCTGCGGTTCAGGGACAGCAGCGGCCGGCAGCGCTTCCACAAGCTGGCGCGGGCCGATCGCATGAACCGCACCGTTGCGCGCGACCAGGCCCTGCAGCTGCTGGCCAGCGTCGCCCGCGGCACCGATCAGGTAGCGGCGCCCGGCGCCACCATGGCGCAGCTGCTTGAGCTGCTCGAGACCCGCCACTACGCCAAGCTGCGGCCCAGCACCGCAAAGAACTACCGCGGGTTCTGGCGGCTGTACGTGCTGCCCGCCATGGCCGGCCGGAAGGTGGCCAGCGTCACCCGGCAAGATGTGCTGCAGCTGCTGGCACCCATGGCACCGGTGCAAGCGAACCGCACGCTGCAGATGCTCAAGGCTGCCTTCAACCACGCCGAGCTGTGGGGGCTGCGGCCTGAGCACAGCAACCCATGCCGGCGGATCCCGAAGCACACCGAGCAGCCGCGGCGCCGATACCTGAGCCAGCAGGAAACGGCCCAGCTGCTGGCGGCCTGCGATCAGCTGCAGGCGACGCCGGTGCAGTGGCGGTTCACGCAGTTGGTGCGGCTGCTGCTGTTTACCGGTGCGCGGCTGAACGAGATCAAGGCGGCGCGGTGGGAATGGTTCAACCCGGCCGCGGCAACGCTGGTGATTCCGCCAGAGCAGCACAAGACCGGCGGCGACGGCCACGCGCGGGTGATCCACCTGAGCGCGCCGGCGATGACGGTGCTGCTCGAGCTGCAGGCACAGGCCCAGACGCCGTGGGTGATCGCTGGCCAGGGTGACGGCCCGCTGGTCGGGTATCACAAGCTATGGGGCCGGCTGCTGGCCGCTGCAGGGCTGCAGCAGCTGCGCATCCATGACCTGCGGCACAGCTACGCCAGCATGGCCGTGAGCGCCGGCCTGAGCCTGCCGCAGATCGGTGGGCTGCTGGGCCATGCCAGCCCGGTGACGACAGCGCGCTATGCGCACCTGATCAGCGATCAGGCGGCAGAGATGGCGGCCAAGGTGACGGCGCAGATCCGGGGACGCTGACCGGGCCGCCCTAGGCATGAACACCTAGGGCATGATGGCAGCTGAACGGAAACCCCGACCCGGCTGGGCAATCCTAGCCGGGTTTTTTAGTAGTCCCAGCGCAGGCGCGGCCGGCCCTTGCGGATGCCCACATGTGCAAATCCTTTGGGTGCGCCGTAGCCGAGACTGTAGGGCCAGTTCTTGTCGCACCAGTCCTGGACCGCGTGGATGTCAGCCCCATGCACGAAGAAGTCCACCGCACCCACGCCGGGCGCGTCGTAGAGATGCTCGCTGCCTGAGGCGCCACCCACCTGCCGGTTGATGGCCGGCGGCCTGTAGCCCGACGTGATCACCACCGGCTTACCACCGAAGGCGCCACGCACGCGCTCGAGGAACGCTGCCAGCTCGGCGGCTGTATCGACCTGATGCTGGTGGTCGAACCTGCGCGCCTCCTGATCCAGGGCAAACTCGCCCAGCCGTATGTGGGGCGTGATGTGCGCTGAGAACGGGCTGGCGGGCGTCAGCTTGGCCGGTTGGCGCTCCTGCTCAGCCAGGCCCCACAGGCGGCCCTCGGCCTCTCTGCGGCGCTTCAGGCCAGCCTCGACGTTGCTGCCCGGGTTGCGGTACAGCAGTAGCGCCTCAGGCACCTTGGCCCACTCCTTCGCCTTCAGCCGTTTGCTGATGGTCTCGAACCCAGCGGTGCCGTAGAAACCCGAGCCTAGGTTGTAGGCGAACGAGATCAGCGCGCATTTCTGCTGGTCGCTCATCGCCACCCAGAACGGCACGGTCGCGCGCAGTTTCTCGGCGATGCGGTCCACCTCGCTGCGCAGCAGCATGTCGGCCTCGACCCGGTTGATCTTGTCGCCTTTCTTGACCTTGCGGCCGTCGCTGTAGCGCGTGGTGCCCCAGCCGATGGTCCACGGGTCGCCGCCGCTCAGCGGGTCTGGGTAAGCCTCAAGGTGACAGCCCTCAAACTGCTGGATCAGCTGCAGCGCTGCGCCCAGGTCAGCCTGCTTGCCGTCTTGGCTCCAACTGCTGAACCACGACCGGTCGCGGCGCATCGCTGCCGCGTAGCCGTTGACCGCCAGATCTTGCTCGAGCTGCTCGATCGCTGCAGCCTGATGCGGCAGGCCTCGGTAGTACCGGAACAGCTGCCCCAGCGTGATCGGCGAAGTGTTGGCCACTGCTCAGCGCTTGGCGAGGGGTGTGATGATGCCGGCCAGGATCTCGATCGCGCGGTAGGCCTTCACGCCGATGCGGGTGACGGTGCCGAGCGCTTCGTTGTCCTTGGGTGTGGGGGTGATGTTGACGATCGCCAGGGCCAGGCCATGAACGGCGACGGCGACGGTGACGATCTCAGGGATGTGGTTCAGCATGATGTGTACTGATGCCTCTTCAGGTTAGTTGCGCACTTCAAGTGCCCGCACGCGCTTGTCGAGATCTGCGAGCTGCCCGCGGGCGTCGTTCTTGAGTTCTTGGATGGCAGCTGCGGTGGCCTGCACGGTCGCTTCGATGCGTGCAGCCTGCACCTGCATGGAGACGAGCAGCGCCCCGATGGCGACGAGGCCGGCGGCGATTGCTGCGGGGAGAGAGGCAGCAAACACCCCACCCACGGACTTAGGATCGTCTGCCATCGGGGGGCGTGCGGCTCGCTCCTATGGTAACGAGCCGAAGGGCACCACAAGCAGCGGCAGCAGGCAAGCTGAGGTTAGCGGCCTTGTCCCCGGTAAGGCTTGCGGCCTCTACGGCGTGGCCGCGAATGTTGGCCGAATCCTTGGCGTGTGGTTTTCGGCGCTCCGGGTTGGTGGTCGATCCGCGCGGTTCCGGTCTTTGACTTGACGGCCATCAGGTCTCGGGCTGGGGCTCCACGGCAGGCTGCGGCGCGTAGGGGTCCACCGGCCAGGCTGGGTAGTCAGGCCCGGTGATGTAGGCGGCCAGCGCGTCGGTGTCGGCGGTGTCGCGGATGGCGGTCGCCTTCACGCCGGTGGCCAGCCGGATGTCTTCGCGCCAGGTCTTCAGCACCGGGTCGGCCACTTTGCCGTTGTCAGCCTCGCGGATGATCACCCAGTCAGTCGGCTGCAGCAGCGTGTTCGCCGTGGTGCGTGTGGCGGCTACCCACTGTTCGACCAGTTGCGTGTGATCCTTGGGCAGGCCTGGTCCCCAGTAAAACCGCTGATCGTAGGGCGCGGGGTCGGGCACCTCCTCGATGCCGATCGCCTCGCGCTCCTCAGGGCTGGCCAGCCTGAGCCAGTTGGCGGGGTACTGGATGCCGTCGTGGGTGAACGCCACGTCTGGGCTGAGGGGGCGGCCGTCGAGGAGGAACATGGGTCTAGGTCCGTGGTTGCAGTCTAGGGGCAGTGGCAGTCTTGTTCTCTAGTGGGGTCAGCGGGCGCGGGCGTATTGGAAGGGTGATTCGGCGAACGCTGCCCACACATAAGTGCCGCCGTTTGTGTTCCAGTCAGAGAATGTCCCCTCCCTAACCTTGAACCCGTTGCTAAGAAGATCGACTGGATATTCAGTCGTTTCAGCGATGCTTAGGTTTGAAAACAGGTTCAGGTTGGTAACGTTGTATCCCGGTCTGGACGTATCTTTAATTGTCCAGTTTCCTGTGGAGTCACTGCGCTTGACCATGATCCACCTCGGCCTAAACCCGGTATACACAAACGGCCCATCCGCGCTGCCATTGCCGGTGTAGCTGCCGAAACTAGAGTACCCGACTACTGGGGCGAAGCAGTAGGCGACGTAGTTGTCACCACCTTGATTGGCAGAGTTAAAATTTCCTACATAAAACACGGCTGATGTTGGCGTTGTGTTTTGCCAAGTTGCTTGCGTAGCAAAGGCGTCAGTGAGATTTAACTTGAGATATCCAGTGTTTCCTGCTGATGCATGATAAACCCCCCAGTTGAACGCAGAGCTGCTTCTGTTTTTGGTGATAAAAAATTGTGGTGGCACGCCTAGCCCGTGCCCAATCGTGCTGTTTGCGCCTGAACCCGTATAAGTAACAACACTAAACCCCGCACTTGCATTAGCCCGCACCTGACTAGAGATGGAGCCTACGGTGTTTGTGGTTGTTGTCGTCCCGGCGTCCCAAGCCCAGGCGACGTAGGTCGAGTTCAGATTGTTGGCGTTGTTTGCGCCGGTGGTGCCAGCCACGATCGTGAAGCCATCAGTCGTGACAGCACCAAGACCACCCTGCGTCAGCGTGGTCGGGTCGTACTCAGCGCTGGTCAGGTGCGTTGCGAGGTTCTTGTTGGCGCCCCTGACGGAATCGGCCAAGCGATGGCCAGGGCCGGCGCCGGTGGCTGAACGCTCCTTGTTCCACACCAGGTCGGGGTCAAACCCGACGCCTGTGATCGTGCGCGCGCCGCCGGTGCCGGTGTAAAGCACGGCGTTGAACACACTGCTCGGCCGCACAATCGCCGGCGCGGGCAGGTTTGCCGTGCAGAGCGCCTTGAAGCCGCTGGGGGCCGTGTAGGCAAAGGGGCGTTGGCCGAAGTTAACGCTGACGCTGTTTGTCGCATTAGCGCCTCCGGTGAAAACGAACCAATCAACATTATCGGTCAGGGTTGCCGTTGGATTGGCACCAGTGGCAGGGTTAGCAGTAGTTCCACCACTGCTGTCGTACCAAGTATTCTGGCGTCCCAAGAACAGTTTCACGCTTGCCGGATTGCTCGCGTCAATAGCGAGCTGGAACACGTCAGATGCCGCCGCCGACACGTTCCAGGGATAAGAGCCGTTACTATGAAAATTGGCAATTCCTCCACCCCAGTTCCATCCATAAACCCCGCTGATGCCAGCTGCAAAGTTTCCAGCTAAGGATGAGCTGGCTTTTCCTATGCCTATTCCCCAGTTGCCAGCAGTATTAGCACTGGTTTCGCAATAAATTTTGACACCTTTAACAGCAAAGGTACTGCGCACATTACCAGCCGTTGTATTGGAAAAATCTAAATTGCCGTTTGTTAAAGTTATGTTGGACGAGCGGTCCAGCGGATTCAACGTGCAGTAATTCCCCCTAACCTCACCCCCCACGCCCGTATCCGTCTGCGCGCCATTAGTGGGAACGTCTACGAGGGAGTCGTTGCCTGCACCAGCGGTGACGGAAAGGTTGTTCGGGGTCCAGTTGTTGCTGCCGGCGGCATCCTTGCCCAGCGTGGTGGCAGTTGCGGCGGAGTTATCAGCGAAGGTAAGTCTGAACCCGTTGGTGCCGTAGCTGCCGGTGTATGCCTTCGGGATGAGCTGGCCGGTGGTGGCGTCGGTTTCGGTGAAGCTGCTGGGGGTCAGCGCTTGGCCGTCGATGAAGTAGATGTCGGCTAGGTAGCCGGAGAAATACTGGGCGTTGTAAGAGCCAGCCCTACCAATGCCATGAGCAGAGGTTGTATTTAAGCGGGTATCAAAGTTTTGTGTAGGGTATGTTGAAGTTGAAAACGCTGTTATCTGAGTACCGTTCCAGTAAATCTTGACCCTGTTGGATGCGGTGGCCTGTGTCGTATCGACAGCAAACACAAGGTGGCCCCAAGAACTTGGGTCTCTAAATACTTGCGACGTGCGCAGATCCATATCGAGTGCTGATGCACCAATGTCGCCAAAACGAACCGTGTCGTCAGAAAAAAACTCGAACCACAAGCCGTTGAAGAAAGATGCGTCTGCAGTTCCAAAAACGTTTTGTCTAGACCCCAACCCACTCCGCTTCACCCACCCCGCCCAGGTCCACGTCTTGCGGTTGCCAGCAGATGCGGGGGTGCGGCTGAGATACGCCGAGTCGGGTGCGTTTAGGCGGATGCTCCTAGATATGCCCGTTGCAGCGGCAGCAGCACTACGAAGCAGGAGCGGGTTAGCGGAACCGGGAACCAGCATCAGCTCAGGTTGGTGATCAGGGTGGCGGTAATCTGCGTGGAAGACTGCACCGCGTAGACGATGCAATCACGAGCGTTGGCAGCAGTGGTCAACGTCGGCGCTGTACCGCCGGAGAAGTCCCACTGCGAGCCATAGGCCAGCGTGCGGCTGCCGGTGGCGTCCTGTGTGATCCAGATACAGCCGCTCTGCCCTGCTGTCAGGTTGGTGGGGTTGGCCAGCGTGCGGTTGCCGGCCAGCGTCACGCTGAAGTTGTTGGCCGCTGCAAAGTCGGGAGTGATGGTGGCGCCATCAGTGAGCGCCGAGATGGTGCCCCGCTGCGCTGCGCTGAACGACTGCGCCGCGTTCGTGACGGCAACGTTGGTGATCGCGCCAGCGCTGCCATTGACCGACAGCACGCCGGTATTGGCGACCGCAGTGCCCGTCACTGAGATGCCCGAGCCAGCGGTAACAACGGTGATGTTGGCCGAGCCGTTAAAGCTCACGCCTTGGATGTTGCGCGCTGTAGCCAGCGTGGTCGCCGTGCTGGCGTTGCCCGTCAGCGCTGCGGTAATCGTGCCGGCCGAGAAGTTGCCCGACGCATCCCTGGCGACGATCGCGCTGGCGGTGTTGGCGTCGGTTGCGGTCGTGGCCGAGTTGGCCACCTTGCCCGCTGTGCTGATCGTGCTCAGCTTGGTGTCAGCGATCGAGCCGGCCAGCATCGTGTTGGTGACCGATCCGGTGTCGCCGGTGGTGACCACTGTGCCGGTAACGGCCGGGAAAGTCAGCGTGTTGGTGCCGGCCGCTGCTGCAGGCTGAATCGTCAGCGAGCCGCTGGTCGAGCCAGGCATCGCCACGCTGCTGATACCCGTCAGCGCTTGGTTGGCTGAGCTGCGGTTCAGCGCGACCGACGTGGTGCCAAGGAACAGGCTGCTGTTCGCCAGCACTGCGCTCGGGATGGTGCCGCTCAAGTTGCCGGCGGTGAGCGATGTCAGCGCCGAACCGTTGCCGCTGAATGCCGCCGAGATCGTGCCAGCGTTGAAGTTGCCGGATGCGTCACGCGCGACGATGGCGTTAGCCGTGCTGCTGCTGGTGGCGGTGGTGGCGCTGTTGGCCACCTTGCCGGCCGTTGAGATCGTGGCCAGCTTGGTATCAACGATCGCCGCGCTGGCGTTGATGTCGGCGTTGACGATCGCGCCGGACAGCACCACCGTGCCCGTTGCGTCAGGCAGCGTGATGGTTCGATCAGCGGTCGGGTTGGTGACTGCCAGCGTGGTCTCGCTGGCGTCAGCGCTGCTGCCTTCAAAGGTCAGGCTGCCGCTGCTGCCGATCTCAAGGTTGCCGGTGACGGTGCCGCCAGCTTTCGACAGCTTCTCGTCGTCCAGCTCCTGCAGCGCTGTCTGAACGTTGTTGGCTGCGAGGTCGCCGTAAGGCGTGAAGGCGATGTTGCTGGCGATCTGACCGGCGATCGCGTTCGACACGTCCACCAGGTCCCAGGTTGCCCCGTTGCTGATGATCATGTCCGGCGGCGCCAGCGCCACGGCCGGAGCCGGGGATACGCCGGTGCCGGAGTCAGAGACCACGACGTAGTACCGGATGTTGGTGCTCGATGCTGCCGGCAGCACCGCGCCAACCACAAGGCCCGCAGCTGAGCCCTGCGTGGTGACGGACTTCACCCGGTTGGTCGCAGCGTTGTAGGTGCCCGCGTAGACCAGGTCACCAGAGATAACGGTGATCGGCTGCCACGTGTTGCCGTCGTACAGGTACAGGTCGCCGTTCGTGGCATCGAAGAACTGCTGTCCGGCGAAGTCAGGCGTCGGGAAGGTGACCACGCCGCTGGTGCTGCCAGCGCCGCCAAACTTCACGGTCGCGTAGTTGGCCAGCTTGGCGCCGGTGATGCTGTTGGTGCCAAGCACGCTGGCGCTGATCGTGCCAGAGGTCAGCTTGCCCGCTGGCAGGTTGGGAATGTCGGTGTCGGCCAGCGTGGTGCCGGTGGTGACGTGCCCCTGCGCGTCGATCGTGATTTTCGTGTAGGTGCCAGCCGCCGCGCTGTTGGTGTGGTTCAGCGTGCCGGAGCCGTCAACGCTGAGGCCGCTGCCGGGGAGCACCGCGCCACGTGCGCCGCCGGTAGCGGCTGGCATGTCGCTGCTGATGATTGCCCGGCCGGCGATCACAAGGCCCTTGGCGCTGTAGTCCACCAGGGAGTAGGTGCCGCCGCTGGCCGTCAGATCGTTGTCGATCTCAAGGCGGGTGCCATCCATGCGGAGGCCTTCGCCGTTGACCGCCACACCGCCCTTGGCGCCGCTTGTAGCGGTCGGCAGGTCATCGCCTGCGATCGTGCGATAGGCGACCGCACCAGCGTTTGCGGTCGGGCCGGCCAGGAATTGCGCCGCGGCGCTGGTGTTGTCGAGCGTGGCGCTGATCGTTGCCTGGTCGCCGACGTTGGTGACGACAATGTTGATCACGCCGGCAGTGCTGCCGACCACCGAGTTCAGCGTGCCGGTGGATGAGAAGCCGGTCCAGGCGCTGCCGTTCCAGACGAATAGGTTGTTGTCGTCGGTGTCGAGCGCCAGCTGGCCCACATAGTCGCCAGAAGCCGGCAGCGTGGTCACCAGCCTGCAGCTGCTGTTGTCGGCGAGCTTTACGCCTGTGACGGCGTCAGCGGCCAACTGCGTTGCGCCGACGCTGGCATTGGTCAGCCGATCGCCAGAGATGCTGGCCGCGTTAAACAGGATCTTCGCGCCGGGAATGGTCGCGTCAGCGATCAGGGTGACGCCGTAGCCGATCGCGTCCTGAACGGTGATCTTCTTAGTCTCGCTCGCTGAGACATCGACAGCCGCAAACAGGTCACCGGCTGCCAGGTTGGCGCCGGCTAGGGCTGAAAGCTCGGAGATCTTTAAGTCTGCCATGTCACCTCAGCGAGCTAGCCATCGGCATCTTGAAGCAGGCTAGCAGTGGCATCCTGTTCGAGAAGGATGTCGTCGCTGCTCTCCTGCAGAATCTTGTTTGCGGGCACTGTCTTGGTCCGCAGCCGGATCGGTCCGGTCGTGATGAAGTCGGCCGTCATCTCGACGATCGTGCCAGGCGTGAACTGCACGGCTGAGCCGGTGAGCACGCCGCTGATCTCGTACCAGATCAGATCATCAGCCTGCCCGGCGACGCCGCTCGGGTTGTAGTCGGGCGCCTTGAGGTACAACTGCGCGCTGAACTCGCTGCCCACTTCGGTGCGCAGTGCCAGCTGCAGCAGGTAGTGCGCCGTTTCGTAGCCGCCGCCGCCGCAGCAATCTTTGTAGTCCCATTGGCAGCTGATGCGGCCTGAGCCGGACATCAGCGAAGACCACTGCGACCTGAACTGATCCGACAGCGCGGTGATGTCCACGGCCTCACGCTGCGTGCTCAGCTCGTAGCTGGTGATCGCGCCCAGGATGCGCTGCTGCGCGTTGGCGATGACCACCCTGATCGGGATGTCGGTCGCGAGGCTGTCGAGCGCGATCGCGCTGGCGCTGCCGCCATCCATCGCGTCGGCGAACGTGGAGTACAGCCGCACGCCGCCCAGCTCATCGACGTTCACAAACCACTTGCCGCTCGACTGCTTGGTGGCATTTGACCATCCGGCAGTGCTGACCCATGCCAGCGTCGCGCCGTTGGTGCTAGTGATCTCCACCTGGTCGCCGGTGATCAAGTAGCCCTGGTCAAAGTCAAACGAGAACCGCTTGCGTCCAGCGTTGACATCTGACGGGTTGATCACCGATTCGAGCGCGCCCTGATCCGACTTGCGCTGCAGCGTGATCCTGCCGAACGTGCCGAGATAGATCGCCATCAGACGCTCGCTGCGCTCAACGCGCCGGTGCCCTGGAAACTGATCTGAGCCGACACGATCTCGCCGACCGATGCGCCGATGCTGGCGCTGGTGATGTAGGCCGTCAGGCCGATGTCGTTCAGGTCGCTGCCATCTGCCAGCCGCAGCGTGAGGCTCACGGTGTCAGTGCTGCTCACGCCATCGGTGCCGGTCTTCACCAGCTTGCGCAGCAGGCTGCTCGCGTCGATGCCGCCGTTCTCGGCCTTGTAGTAGATCAGGCTGGCGCTGCCCGAAAATGACTGCACTCCGGGCGTGAAGCTGCGCACGTTGTCGCCCAGGCTGGTGGTCTCGAGCAGCTCCACATCTGCCTGCAGCGCCCAGCTGGTCACCTTGACCAGCGCGGTGCCGCCCAGCAGCAGCTGACCATCGCGCCCGGTGTAAGCCTTTGCCATTGGTCAGCCTCCTATCAGCAGTCTAGAGAACCCCGACCAGCTTCACCTGCACGGTGCTGATGCCCGGCTTGACGCTGCTGATCTGGGGCGGCGCGTCGTAGCGCCACGCTGCACCGGTCACCGCGTCGATCGTGCTGCTGCTGGCCGCCCAGCCGGCGCGCACGGCGCTTGGCAGCGTGAACGTGTCGTAACTGCCGCGAACCTCATCGAAGTGCGTCACGAACTGCTCGGCCTGACTGTCGGTGATGTTCTCGTAGGTCAGCGCCAGCGACTGATCGACCCGTTTGCTGCCGTACAGGATGCGCGACTCAGCGCCGGACTGCGAACGGAAGGTCTTGACCGGATAGGAGCCGGGGTCAAACTCGCGGCCTGTTGGTTGCAGCGTGGGGTAGGCCATCAGGTCTCGAATGCAAAACGGCTGTCATTGAGTACATCTTGCGCCATCAGGCTAGACAGGTTGTCGTCGCAGGGAAACTCAGAAGCCGTGATCTGCACGGTGTTGTCGTCAGAAAGCGTGAGCTGCTCGACCATGTAGACGTTCTGCGATGTGGTCGCCTCAAGCAGCGTGAAGATCGTGCCCCATAGCGACTGATCCTGCGTGCGGCCGCCGCTGATCGACAGGGTCGCCTCGCTCACGTCTTCTGAGCCGCTCTTGTAGTACAGGATCCGGTACTGCCCATCGGTCAGCGTGGTGGCGCTGGTGACCACGCCAGAGCCGCTGATCGTGCCGTTCTTGGCGGCGCTGTAGGGGCTGGCCTCGGTGACGACCTTGATGAACTCACCCGGCGCCAGGTTGAGCCCGTAGGGAGTCGTGCGGAATCGGATGGTGTGGTTGACGCGCTGTCGGATCGACAGGAAGAACTTGCCCACCATGCGCGCGTGCTGCTCGCTGGTGCAGTAGGCGGTCATATCGAACGACTCGCTGGCGGTGAACTCGTCAGCGTCGGCCCACCGCACGACGATGTTGCGCTCTTGCGGCAGCTGGTTCTTGGTCTCGTCGCGGTAGCGCACCACCGCCTGAAATGGCTTGCGCTCCTCGGCCGCGAGATACTCCAGCTCGAAGCTGTCTTCGAGGATGTTGCCGGCGGTGAACAGCTGGCTGATCGTGACCGGGCCGGTGCTGATTTCGCCAGCAGCGGTGATCGGCAGCGCGGGCACGATGCTGAACTTGCCGTCGCGGATCACGAAGTTGCACAGGAAGAATGGCGCGGTCTCGCCGATGTACTGCCGCACGTTGACCGCATCACCCAGCACGCCGTCAAAGAACAGCCGGTTCGCTTTGAGGAACTTGGCGGTCGTGACGAAGTCGGCCGTGTTGATCAGTGGCGCGTTGTCGGCGGTCATGTTCAGCACCCGGCCCAGGCCCGCTGTTGCGTTGGTCAGCAAGTAGAACACAAGGTCGCTGAACAAGTTCGACGGGCCGACCGGTGTTGCTGCGTCGTCCGGATGGAAGCGTGTGACCGGGACGCCGTTCGCCAGCCACAGCCGGACCTGATCGACGTTGCTGAAGTTGCGGCTGGCCTTGAGTACCAGGCCGCAGATCGTCATGCGGTCATAGCTTGGCGCGGTCTCGTTCGAGACGATCTCGTTGACGTAGGCGATCCGATGCTCAGGCTGGCTCGCGTTCGACTTCTCGACCAGGTTGCCGTAGAAGCTCACGTCGGCGTACTGGCTTTGCGTTTCAAACTCACGCGCGGCCGTGAACACCGACGGCGCCAGCTCAAGGTTGCTGATCGCCTGCACGATGAACTGAATGCCGACGCCGGTGCTGACGTACTGCTGCGCGAATGGGTTGGATGCGCTGACCGCATAGTTGCGGCTGAACAGGTCGCCTGCGTTCCAGTTGGTTGACGTGTTGCTATCGCGGCTCGGCGTGATCGTCGGCGTGGCCCAGAGCTTGGTGATCCCTGACCAGTGGTTCGGATCGCTGTAGACCGTGCTCGACAGCGTGAGCCGGATCTTGCGATCGCCTGATGTGTAGTTGACCGTCGCGGTGCGGATCTGCCCGATGTCGTAGTTGCGCGCCGGGCCGAAGATCTCCTCGAACGCACCCTGTGAACGGCCTTGTGGCTGCGCGGTGCTCTGCACGCCGGTGACGCTCAGCTTCACGCCGCTGCTCAGGATGGTGCCTTCGCCGGGCACAGATCTGAACGGGTTACTGGCGCTGATGTTGCGCGAGACGATGAACTCCTGAAACGTGTTGAAGCCGCCTGAGCTGCCTTTTACGTTGTACTCAGTGATGAACCAGTAGAACGTCTGGCCGCTGAAGTGCCCGCCCGGCAGCCGGCTCTTGGTTGCTCTGTACTCAAGCTCAATCCACTGGTTGTTCGGCAGCTGCTCGCGCACCTGACGCGTCGTGAACCCGCCCTCGGGCACGGTCGAGTTGTCGGCCGAGCCGAACAGCTCATACGTGAACGAACCGCTGCGGCCCTGCGTGAAGCCTGAAGGGTTGCTGTACAGGTCCACGTACTGGACCGCCGCGGCGGTCGTGGTCGTGCCCTCCACGTCCGGCAGATAGCTGTTGATGCCGACCGCGTTGGGATAGCTGCGCGTCTTGACCGATCCGGTTGCGCTTGGCTTGCTGGTGAACTCAGCGTTCTTCTGGATCTCAGCCTTGCGCACGACGCGCCCGACCGACGTGACCGAAAACCGGCCGTAGACAGTGTCGAAGTCAGCGCTGAGGATCGACCGCTCGCCGCTGTTGCCGACCGATGCGGCTGCGTTCAGCTGCCAGAACTCGGCCTCGTCAGGCGAGTTGCGCATGTCTGCGCCGTTCTTCGGGATGAACTGGAACTCGTACTGCCGGCGCTCGGGGTGCTTGAACCGCAGGAAGTTGTAGAGGTCGGTCGGTTGGTTGCCCACCACCACGAACCGCATACCCAGCGGCTGCCAGCCGTAGGCCTGCCCGTTTGCGTCGAGGCCAGCCGGCCGCAAGAACACGGTGAATACCGACGCGCGGCGGACGTAGGAGCTGATCGTGCCGCTGTTCAGGTTGACCCGGTTGCGTTCTGCGTCGCGCAGCTCGTCAGGCGTTGGGATGGATTGGAAGTTGCACAGCCCGTTGATCCGCTGGAACACGTTCGACCGCAGCCCGATCTCGGTCACCTCGCACGCCCTGGTGTTGCGCACGGTGCCCTTTGAGAACCGCATGAGCGGATAGAACGCGCCACCTGCGTGCAGCTTGTTGGTCGCGCCGTTGTCGTCGCTCAGGTAGTTGCTGGTCAGCATTGCCGGCGCCACCAGGCCGATCGTGTTGTTGGCCGGTGGGTTGGTGTCGATGCACTTCAGCTCGATCACCTGGTCCTGATTGTCTTCAGGCCGCCACTGCGACAGCTTGCGGCCCGTCACCTGCCACGTGGTGCGGGCGATCATGAACAGCTCGCCGATCTGCAGCGCGTCGTCGGCCGCGATCCGCTGTTCGTTCAGCTCACTGTTGATGTCGTCAACCTTGACCGAGCCAGCCTCGTAGATGTTCTCGGGGATCTGCTTCGCGACAATCGTGAATTTGATCACATCGCCCACGTTCACGCGGCGCTCCTCAGTGCCGACCGAGTTGGCCACGCCAACACCGTTCAGCGCCGTGATGCCCATGCGGCGGCTGTAGTTGCGGCCGGTGCCGGACTGATACAGGTCGCGCACAGCGTTCGGCCCGTCGGCCCTGCCGTTGTTGTCGCCGGCGATCTTTATCCGCTCGTAGATCAGGTTGTTGCCGGGGTCGTCTTCCTGGTCTTCGAGCACCGGGATCGTGACGACGCGCCAGTTGACGCGATAGCCGGAGCCGTTGGCGATCGGCGCGTAGCAACCGAACTCGGCGTTGTTGCTCAAGCTGTGCGCTGAGCTGAAGCCGTAATCGTTTTCGCTGCGGCCGGTCGGGCAGCTGTAGATGTCGTCAAAGGTCTCGGGGTCGGCGCTCTCGGGCGTGCCGCGCGTGCCATAGATGCGGTTCACCGCTTTGATGCGGCTGAAACCTGAGATCGTCGTGTTGCGCTTCCAATAGAACGTGAACGCGTTCTCGTAGATCGCGTCGAGCGCGCCGTTGCCGATGAAGATGCCGTTCAGGCTTGGCGGGTCGATGCCTTGCGGTGTTTGGCCCGCGTCGCGCCCTTGCTCGCCTACCACGAGCAACAGCTTGATCGCCTGCTGCGTGCCGTAGCTGAACATGCGCGACCACACCAGCCGCGGGCTGACCAACATGCCGCCGGTCTCGCCGGTGTAGCGGCCGAACACGATCGGGATCGGCTCGCCGTAGTTGGCCAGCTCGGCCTGGCTGTCGAAGCCAAAGGTTGGGCTGAATCGTGACGGGCCGTTAATGCTGCCCAGGTTGCGCTGCTGGATGTCGTTCGCCGGCCGCTCCTTAGGCTTTGGCGTCAACAGGTACGAGACGGCCGACAGCGCCACGCCAACCACCAGGCTGACGATGATCGAGATCGGATCCATCCGCACATCGGGGATGTGCTCGTAGCCTGCAGGCCGCGGCCCAGCGCGCCGCACTGCCTCAGCCACCAGAAACCGGTACTCAGCCTCGCTGCAGCCGATCAGCTCGATTATCTGCTTCTCGAACGGAAGCAGTGGCGGGTTGTAAGACTTCGCGCCGGCGACCAGCAGACCTGCCTTTGCTGTTGGTTGCAGTACAGGATCCCGGTCTGCCATGTCACCGCGAATGCCCATCCGCCTTGCGGGATGAGCAGAACGTCCCCATCGTAGAGGGGCTGCGGCACCCTGTAACCCCAACCCAGCAAATCCCTCAGAATCTCCCATCTGTTCGCCTCATACCATCGCTCCTTGAATGGCGGCGCCGGGATCTCGAGCCGGGCCAGCACCTCGTAGACAAGGTGAATGCAGTCGATCTCCGGCCCGCTGCCGTCAGCGCCCAGCCGAAAAGGCCGGCCAACAAGATCACTGCAATCTGATCGCACTGGTAACCGGGATCGCGCCGATGAGCTTCTGCGTCAGACGCCGCATCGGCACATCGCTGCCGACTGCATCGAGCACCGTGCTGAGCGTCACCTGCAGCCCTACCTCGTCCCATTTGCCGCCGGCTACCTGGCCGACGTATTGATGCAGTCGCGTGAATTGCGACCGATCGTCTGGGTTGAGCAGCATCACGTCGATGGTGGCCAGCCAGCGGTTGTCGATCGACTCGACCGCCCAGTTGCGGCTCAGCGTGTTGTTGGGCAGCACCAGGCTCGCCTCAGTGTTGTCACCCGTGCGGTTGACCGTGACGCCCGAGAACCCGAACGGCAGGAAGCCGTAGCTGTTGCCGCTGTGGGTGATCGTCTCGCCGATGAAGAAGTTCTGGAATTGGTGCAGCGTGACAGCGTTGAGGCTGAACGTCAGAAAGTTGCCGACCGCTAGTTCCATCAGACCCCGACCTTCCTGCGTGTGCTGGCGCTTGTCTGCAGCCGCCTGAGCGTTTGCTGTTCACCGCGTGCTGCGCCCTCGCGTGCGGCACGCTGCAGCCCCTGCTGGAACTGCTCGGCGGTGACGTACTCGACGTTATTGATCCGCTCGACCGTATAGCGCACGTCGATCGCGCCACCGGCCGCCACAGCGCCACCAGCAGCCGCGGCCATGTCGCCGTCGTTGGTGACCGTCCCAGTCGCGCCCATCGGCCGGTAGCGGTCCAGCACATCGTTGCGCTGCTGCACCTTCACCGGGATGTTGCGGCCGTCAGGCAGCGGCACGTAGGCCTCCGGGCCGCGCTCGCCGTAGACAGCCATCTGTGGGCTGTTGGCGATGCCGCCGCCCGCGTAGCGCCGCAGGGGCAAAGGTCCGACATTCGTCATCACGCCGCCGTCGGCGAACTTTAGGAACCCGCCAAGCCCGAGACCGCCGGCCAAGCTGTTAAGACCGAACCGAATCAGCGCGCTGCCGATGTCCTTCAGCACGCCGCTAGCGATCGCCTTCAGCTTGTCCTCCAGGCCCTCGGCGCCGGTCATCGCCGCCTCGATGGCCGCGTCAATGCCGCCGATGATGCCCTGCGACAGCGTGTTGCCGATCGACTGCGTCAGGTCAGACAACAGCTGCTGCTGCCGATTCAAGTTCTCAAGCGCCTGCTGCTGCCGGCCGATCTCATCGACGATGCCCTGCTCGGCGAGCAGCCGCTGCTGCACCTCTTGCTTCAGGCCCTCGAGCTGCGCACGCTGCTGCGGGTTGAGGTCAGAGCGTTGCAGCTCAAGGTCGAGCTGGTTCTGCAGCGCCTCAAGACGCTCAATCTCTCGGTTGGCGATGCTCTCAGCCTCGACACGCTGCTGCGCCATTTCAGGGCTCAGCCCGCCACGCATCAGCTCATAGAGCCGCTGCTGATCCTGCAGCTGCTGCGCTGCACTGCGGGTTGCGCCGTCGAGATCCTGCTTGTACTCGCCGAACTTGCCCAGATAGCCGTTGAACAGGTCGTTGAAGGCCTGCTGGTTTTTGACCGCCTGCTCGGTGCCGATCGTGCCGCCCAGCTGCTGCCCTGCGCGCTGAATGCCGCCCATCAGGCCCGAGCTGTTGAACCCGCCAGCGGCAGGTCCCATCGGCTGCGCCTGCATCGCATTAGGCAGGAACTGCCGGTAAGCGCCGGAGCGGAACACTGACCAGGCGCCGAAGCCCTGCGACTGAAACACACGACGCGCGGCCATCGCATTCGTGGCCGGGTCAAACAGCTGCGCGTTGTTGCCGATGCCGAACTGCCGGCGCCGCTCAGGCCCCATTGCGCCCAGCATGTTGACCTGCCACAGGCCGTAGCTTTTGTCGCCGGTGGCTGCGTTGCCGTTGAACGCGCTGCTGCGGCCGCCGCTCTCGGCCATCGCGATTGCCGCCATGATGCGCGCGTCGCGATCGTTAAAGCCGGCTGCCTTGGCAAGGCCGACCAGCGTGCCAACGCTCAACCGGCCGCCCTGCACCGATCCGCTGCGCAGGTTTGACGGGCCGACCATGCCGCCGGTAACGCCGCCACCTGCGCCGCTGAGCGCACCAGCTGCGGCCTGCGCGCCGCCGACCATCTTCGCCGCCAGCTTGTCGCCTGCGTCCTGCAGGATGTTGCTGACCGATCTGGCGTAGCCCTCCTGGATCTTGCCGATGCCGTCGGCGACGCTGGTCTTAAAGTCCTCCAGCTGGCGCTGCAGCTGCACCTGGCGATCGGTGGCGGTCTGTTCGTTCTGGATGCGCTGCTCGCTGTAGCGCCGCGAGATCTCGCCCAGCTCACGCGCCGCGTCGATGCCCTCGGTGCTCAGGCCCGCTGCTGCCAGCCGCTGCCGCTCCACCTCGAGCGCTTGGTCTTGCTCTTGCTCAGCAATCCGACGACGTGCTTCAGCAATGCTCCGCTCGATCTGCAGCCGCTGATCGCCCAGGTCGCGCTCAAGGTCAGCCGCGCGCTTAATCGTCTGCTCGCGGAAGTCGGCCAGCTGCTCGGCGTTGCGCTGCGCAGCGTCGGCCAGCTTTTCTTCGGCATCGAGTCGAATCTTGGTTTCGTCTTCGAGCGCTTTCTTGCGTGTGGCAGCTCTTGAAGCCTCCCGCTCTTTGTCGGCGGCTTTTTGTGCGTCAAGTTGGCTGGTATCAAGCCGGTCGCTTTTTGCCGCCTGAATGGCCGCCTGGCCTTGCAGCTGCTTAAGTTGCTCGTCGTAAGCCTTTCTGAAGTCAGGGTTGAGGAAGCTGATTAAGCCCCCCATCGTTTCGCTTCCATAAGTCTGCTTTGCGGCGCCTCTAAAGGCCCGCTCTTTCAGAACGGCTTCATTACCGCCCTCCAGCCGGGACTTGTTGTAACGCTGCAGCGCGTCCGCAGCGCCGCTGACCGCTTTCGTAAACAGCTGGACCAGGCCAACAGCGATCGGACCAAAAGCGTCACCGATCGCCACCTGCAGCTTGTTGGTCGCGTTAGACAGATCCTTAACGGCCTGCTGACCTGTGCCGAATGACTTCTCGAGCTTTGGTAGTTCTTTCTCGCCCAGCTCCCTTAGCGCTTCGATCAACACGTCTGTGGTGATCTTGCCCTCGGCGCCAAGCTCCTTAAGCTGACTGCGCGTCACTTTGCCGAAGGTGCCCAGCTTGGTCATCTGTTCAGCAACAGCCTGACCAAGGGCTGGCGCCTGCTCGAGGATCGACCGAAGCTCGTCACCTTGCGCACGGCCGCTGACCAGCGCTTGCTTGAGCTGAATCATCGCCGCGCTGGTTTCTTCAGCGGTCGCGCCGCTTGTACGCGCAGCCACGTTGAAACCCGTGAAGATTTGCTCAAGCTCTTTCAGGCTCACGCCAGTCGGTCGCAGGCCTGCGTAGAGCTTGGCGAAGCTATCTGTCGCTTCGGTGTTGGTGATCCGCAGCGTGTCGGCCAGGCGCGCAGCGATCTCCTGAGCCTGGTTGTATTCGCCGTAAGTGTCAGCAAGCGCCTTGAGCCGCACCTGAGCGACTTCGGCCTCCATGCTTGCGTTGGCGATGCCGCCAACGATTCTGGAAACGCCAAGCGTGCCGGCAACAGCGGCAACGCCTGCAAACCCGCCTCTAACGCCGCTTAAAGCCCCAAGAAGGCCACCCTGGCCGCCGGCGCTGTCTAGCCTGGCCTGCTGCCGCTGCAGCTTTTCCAGCTCGGCGCTGTAGAACCTGAATTGACGGCTGCCGATCTGCGCTTCATTGCGCAGGTTGCTCATGACAGTGATCTGCCGCTGCAGCGCGTTAATCGACGTGCCTGCTGCTGCAGATAGCTTGCGGCTGGCGTTGTAGAGCTGATCAAGGTCGCGGCTTGAACGCGAGGATTGCTGCCCAAGCCCTTGCAAAGCGCGCTTCAGCTGGTCGAGCCCTTGGCCCTCCAGCTTCGCCGTGAACCGCAGTGCGGTGTCGAGGGTCATCGCCATGGCTCAGCCCTCCTTGTGCATTGCGGCCAGTGCTGCGCCTTCCATGATCTGCAGATCCTCCAGCAAGGCGCGCTGATCCTTCACTTCGTACAGTCTAAGGAGCCACTCCACGGCCGAGTAATCGAGGCCGATCACGCCGCCAGCACTTGCGCGCCACTGCGTCTGCACACGGCACCACATCAGCACCGCCTCCCAGTTCTCCTCCCACACCTCAAACTGATCAGGCGCCGCTGGTTCAGGTGCTGGCATCCCGAACACTGCGGCATCAGCTGCGGTTTCGTCTTTTTCACCGCCGCGAGCCCAGAACTCAGCGGCGGCGATTAGTTTTTTCGTTTCGCCTTGCTCAGGCTGTCGAGCCAGCTGCTCACGACAGCAGCAGCGACCAGCGGGACGTTCAGCAGGTCGGCTTTTGCCTTCTCGCTGTACGGGACCTGATCGCCTTTGCCGTCTTGAATACCGGACCAGCCGACCAGCACCTCGCTGCACAGCTCGTCATCGTTGAGATCGCCGGACTGGATCCGGTCCCAGATCTCGCGGATCCGGGCCTGCGGCAGCCGGCGAAACTCAGCGTCAAAGGTCTGTTTGTCGAACCGGCCGCCATCAACGGGAAACTCAACGGCGACCGGCCAGCTGTACGACTCGCTCTGAGACAGAACGAACATTCGGGGCTCCTATCAGGTGTAGGCGAGACTCAGTTCGTCGTTGCCTGCCGATGTGGGCAGCGCAACGTAGGGCAGGTTCAGCATCTGGATGCCGTCCTGGTCGGCATAGGTCGGCTGACCGATGTCGATCTTCTGAGCTGTGAACGTGACGATGTTACCGGCGGTCTGACCGTGCTGGAAGCTGATCGAGCCGGTGGTGTCGTTGTTGGCGATCGCGAAGAAATCCTTTGTCGCCAGCGCCGGAGCCTCGATCACGGCAGTGCCCGCAGGGGCGCGGTTGGTGATCAACACCGACTTATCGCAGCCCACCAGCTCGCGATAGATCACCTCGTTGGCAATGTCGAAGGTCAGCGACTGCAGGCAGGCGCTGTAGGACAGGATCGAGAAAGCGGTGGTGTTGCCCGCCTTAAAGATCACCGGGGTGGCCTGGTTGGTATAGGTCGTCGCAGGAGCGGCGGTATCGGTCGGGGCGTTGTAAATGCCCGTCATCGTGAAGTTCAGGGTCGGAATCTGACCGACTTCAGCGTTCAGGCTGAAAGTGCCGCGGCAGCCGGTGATCGGGTGCAGCACGCCGTCCACGTTGACGTGGATGGTGCAGCTGCTGAAGCTGCTGGAGACCGGCGCATAGGTCACCGATGTCGTCGCCACAACGGTCTCGGACAGGCCGCAGGCCTTGAGCAGCGAGCCGTAGCGAGGAGCGGTGCCAGCGGTGCCGGACCCGGCAAACTCAACCTCAAAGGTCACGCCAACGCGCGTGTTGGCCAGCAGACTCTCAGAGTTGCCGAGATAAGGCCGGATCAAATCGCGGCTGACAGTGTCGGACTCGATCGGCGTGATCTCGAGATTGCGCACCAGCACGGCGTCAGAGCCGGCGGGCGAGCTGCTGGTGCCGTAGGTGGCCTCAGTTTTCGCCAGAATCAGACGTTTGCGGGTTAGCAGAGCCATCGCTCAGATCCTCAGGTTGGGGTTCGGAGGGTTGGGCCGGCTCTGTCCGCTCGATGAGCTTCCTCTTGCCGGTTTTTGGATCCAGGAGGTAGGTCCCGCCCTGGCCGTGATACTCATCCACTGTAGCCATCACACACTCGCTAGGTTTGCGACCGCAGTGCGGTACTGGACACGATAGTCGCACTGGATCTCTCCAGCTGCGCCATCAGCTTCGGTGAAGTTGAACGTCACGCCGATCGGCTGCACGTCGATCGCGTAGCCGCCCAGCGTTAGGTCGGCCATCAGCTTGGCGTGCAGGCTTTCGATGATCGGGTCGGCCAGCTGATCCGGCACCGCACCGCGCACGATCACGCTGATGCGCACCACCATCGACCAGTCCAGCGTTGGCAGGCTGGTGTTCTGCGCCGCGTTGTCGCTGATCGGTTCGATCACGATCGCCGGCGACTCCGCCCTGCTGATCGGTTCAACCCGGCTGCGGTAGATCCGCGTGCTCACGCCGGTGGTGCCCGCCAGCGCGGTTGCCACAGCTGCCAGAACTCGCTCGCGTCGGGTCGTCATGTCTTTTGCAGTCCGATCTCAACGAAAGCGCCGTCGTCGATCAGCCGCGTCTCGCGCACCTGATACGCCACGCCGGCGACAGTGATCGCGTCGCCGAACTTCAAACCGCCAAAATCGGCAGCGCGCGCCGTCAGGCTGTAGTCGGTGCTCAGCACCATGTCGCCGCTGATGATCTGGCTCGGCATGTCCAAGATGCCTAATGCCGTGGTGGCGCCAGCCGTGCAGCTGACGCCGAAATCGTTCAGGAAGACGCCGAGATCCTCAGTCAGCGCCATCAGCCTTCACCTTGCGGGCTCGCGGCTTCGGCTCCTCAGCCGGCGCTTCACCAGCGCGGCCCATGCGCAGCAGATCAGCGGCCACGTCAGAGTCCAGCTCGTAGACCTTGCCGGCTTCTAAGAACTGGCCGCGGGCAGCGCAGTCGGTGTGAATCAAGACTTTCATCAGAAAAAGAGGGGGCGGTTTCCCGCCCCCAGCTCCTTATCAGGTGGTGACATCCAGGATGGCAGCGAAGCTCTTGGGATCGCGCACAGCCACGTCGTAGGTGACGATGCCGCGGACGCTGGTCAGAGCCTTGCTGAAGTCGTCCTGATCTTCGCCGACGGTGATCTCGAGGCCGTTACCCCAGAAGCCGACCATGGCCTGGCTGAAGTCGCCCATCAGCAGAGCCGAACAGACGCCGGAGCTGCTGCCCTTGGTCAGGTTGCTGGGCACCTGGTTGGTCAGGGCGAGCGGGTAACCGTTCAGGTTGACGGGGGTGGGGCCGCGGCCGATGGCGTTCAGCTGATCGTTGACCAGGAACGGGCCGTCGCCGGTGGTGGAACCACCAGCACGGAGCTTCTTCAGAGCAGCGGAGACCTTGTAGTTGGTCAGGTACGCCACGTTCGCAGCGTTCACCACGCCGTTGGCCTGCATCACGGCAGACTCGAGATCGACCACCTTTTCGACGGTGATAGCGCCACCGTTGGTGCCCATTGCCACCGAACCGATGCCGGAGGTCTGCATGATGCCGGTGGGCTGGCCGCTGGAGCCAGAGCCGTTGAGGATGCCCAGGTCGATGGCGAGGTTGATGCCATCGGTCAGGTCACGACGCACCAGCTCCTCGATGCCAGGGGTGCCCTGCAGCAGAGTCTGGCGGCTGTACTTGGACAGAGCAGCCAGGTTCTTGGGGCTCATGGTCACTTGGTCGAAGGTGGACTCCGACTGAGTGATCGCGGTGGTCTGGGTGCTCAGGTAGTAGGTCGAAGCCACACCGGAGCGGCGGGGGATCGCCACGTTGCCGACCAAGCCAGGCATGGTGCGCACGCCCAGCTGAAGCATCAGGGCGTTGTTCCGCAGGAACTCGATGAAGTCATCGGCCAGCAGATCGGTCGCAACCAAGTTGCCGCCGGTCGATGCACCCGAGGTCACGTAGGTGGCGCGCTGGTTCAGGGCAGCGAAGGGGACGAAGAAAGAGCGCTCGGTCGTCTTGGCGACGCCGGACTTCTCAACCTCTTTCGACAGCTCACGCACCAGGCCGGCCTCGCGGCTCGACCAGTCGCCGGTGAGCATGGCGCGGATACCAGCGGTGATGCTGTAACCGGCGCGCTCCTCAGCGGCCATCTCAACAGGAGCCACGGTCTCAACCGGCTTAGCGCCCAGCTTGTCGAGCACAGCAGCGCGAGCCTCATCAAGGCCGCGGCCGCTTTCGATCAGCTGACGGCCAAGCTCGGCCATGCCGTGCTTCTCGGTCAGGGCAGTGATGCCAGCAATACGGGCGCGCTCAGCTTTGGCAGCCTCGGCAGCCGCTTCAGCCCGCACCGCCGTGAGATCGGGGGTGTTTTCCATTTGAACCTCGGGTTCGGTTTCGGGGGTTGGTGATGCGGCTGTGGCCGCAGGATCAGACTCGAGAGCCCGACCCATACCCACAGTGGGGTCTGCAGGTATGCTAACCACGCTGATCTCGTAGGGAGTCCAACTGGTAGCGACGAAATCACCGCTGCCGCGTTGTTCCATATCGTTGATCGCGTAGCCGAAGGACACATTCCGCAGAACGCCGTCCTTCACATCAGCCAGCACCTCCTGTGCAAAGGAGTTGCGGCTGAACTTCACGCTGGCATAGCCGCGCTTTTTCTCGCCGTCGATCCATGCGCGCTCGACCACGCCAATCACCTTGTTCGGGTCGTGGTTGAACAGCAGCGGCGCCGAGTCGTTGAGGCGGCCAAGGTCCACGCTGCGCTCGTCGTGCTGCAGCACCTCGTTGCCGAAGTACCGGGCCACCGGGAACTCGCTCGAGAACGGGAACTCAATGCTGCGCTCGTCTTCGCTGACCGCAAAATCGGTCACCTCAGCGCGCTTCAGCAGCTTTCCCTCTAGATCACGCGATAGGTCCATCAGTGGCCTCGTCGTCGTCGTTGTCTTCCACATTATCGGCAGGCGCTGCTTCTTCCTGCTCGACCGGTTCAGCTGCCTCCAGCTCGTGCTCAGGGTTGCTGTCGAAATACAGCTCAAGCTCGTCAGCGCGATCGACCTCTGACTTGCGCGCCAGCAGCAGCTCCTCGAGGTCGCCGCCTTGCTCGGCCACGACATCCGCCTGCGTCTTGAATCCGCAGCGCACCGCTTCCTTGTACGCCTCAACTTCCTTGGCCGGGTCCACCCACGCCCACCCGCGCGGCATCCACCGCACCATCCGGTAGCGCTCAGGGTCGGTCTCGTAGGCCGGCAGGTTCAGCGCACCGCTCAGCACCGCCATTTCCAGCCAGGCCTCGAACACCGGCCGGTGGAAGTTTTCGATCATGAAGTGCTGCAGCGCTTTCCAGTTTTCGCGATCCTCCAGCAGGCTCAGCCGGCTGCTGCTGTAGTTGGTTTGGCTGAAGTCGCGGCTGATCGTCTCGTAGCTGCAGCCCACACCGGCTGCCATCGCGCGCAGCATCGCCCGCATGAACGGCTCGAGCTGCCCGTCCGGCGCATCCAGCTGCGGCACAGTCACAGACTCGCCCGGCGCCAGGTACTTGAACACACCCGGCTCGAAGTTGCTCACCCGCTCGCCGTCGAGCACCTCATCGCCGACCAGCTCGCCCTCAGGGCTGGTGATGAACCCCATCAGCGCGCTGCTTGCCCGTGCGCGCACCACCTCCGCCTGCTCGTAGCCGGCCACCATGTGCAGCCGCTGGATCGCGCTGGCCAGCATCGGCACGCCGCGCGTCTGGCCCGGCCTGTCCATCAGGTACAGGTGCAGCACATCATCAGCTGCCACGAACCGGTGCCGCGGCGCACCCACAGGCGTGCCACCCACGCCGCTGTCGCCGGGGTGCTTGGTCAGGAACGCATAGCGAACAGGCCGGCCCCAGCGGTTTAGCTCGACGCCCATCCGCCACTCGTTGCCCTCGACCGTGCTGCCGCCTGTGTACGTGTCATCGAGCAGATCGCTCTCGACGATCTCCAGCGCAAACGGCACTTTGCTGCGGCCGAACGGCTGCCGCACCATCCGCACGAACACCTCGCCGCTCTCAGCCATCGAGCCGACCAGCAGCCGCTCCATGTCCGTGAAGCTCAGCCGGCCAGCCGTGTGGCAGCTGTCCTTACGGCCCCACACCGCCCACGCGCTCTCGATCGCATCGTTCACCGCCTGATCCAGCCGGCCACCGCCGCGCTGCATCCGCACCTGCGCCTGCATCCTGATGCCGGTGCCGATCACGTTGTTCTTGACCGCACGGATCGCCTGCCGCGCGTAGTCGTTGTCGCGCACCAGCTGGCGGCTGCGGTTCCGCAACCGCTGCAGGCTGCCCTTGATCTCAGCATCAGCGCTGGTGCCAGATGTCACCCAGTCGCTGGTCAGCCGGCTAACCTTGGCGCCCTCATACATGCGCCGCCGTGGTGCCGGCAGCGTCGCCGGTGTCCGACGGAACAGCTCGCGCAGTGCAGTACGAACGCCCATCAGAACCTCACGAACAAGTTGTGAGGGTTGCCTAGGCCGTTAGCGATCAGTGCCGCTTTCTGCTCACGCTTCACCTCAGTCTTAAGGCTACTTTCCAGCGTCAACAGATCAGTCATTTCCATTTTCTTCAGGCGGCGGTTGCCGATGCTGTACTCAGCAACAGCACCGCCAGACACGATCGCGCGGATCGCAGCCTGCACGGCGTCGAGATCTTTCTGCGCCTGCGTGCGGCCATCAAACGCGCTCGGCTGGCCCGTGTAGTCCAACCCAGCCAGCACCGTCAGCTGGCCCGCGCCGATGGTTGTGACAGCACCGCCCACCGTGGCAGTTGCCACCGCTTGCCAGTACCACTCCCCGGCCACGAACCCGTCGGTCGTCGCCTTCGCGATCGTAAACGTCCACCCCGTGCCAGCAGGCGTGCCAGCCACCGTCACACCCGCTACCGTCGCGCCCTGGTGGTTGTGGTTGGTGCGCAGGTAGTAAGTCAGCCCGTGGTTGCTGCCGTCGATCGGCCGGCCCAGGTTGTCACGCGTCGCCTCATCCCGCCACGTCACCGTGTCGCCGGCTCTGATCTGGGCAGGGATGTTCACGGCCTCACCAGTTCGTGGCAAATCCAGGCGCTTTGCCTTTGCTCGATCTTAGCTGCGGCTTTGGTGTGCCATCAGCTGCGTTCTGCAGCCTTGTTTCCAGCTGGTCCCACATTGTTCGCCGGTCGTACCGCTGGTAAAGCCGATGTACCGCCGCGTATGCGTAGACCAGACAATCCAGCGCCTCGTTGCGCGCGCTTGGTTTCTTCACCCACTCGCGCACCGGGAAGCCCTTCACGTATCGCAGCGCCTGCTTCTCAGCCGTCAGCTGCTCGAAATACTCAGCCCCCGTCTGCGCATGGAAGTGCAGATAACCCGGCCCCGGCTCGTTGTGCTTCAACCGTCCGAACAGCGTCGTCTTGATCGTGTCGCCACCCACCGGCCACACCATCGCGCCGCGCTTCAGCGTCTGGCCCTTTGCGTTGATGTCCACCTTGCCCGGCTTGCCGATCGGTGCTTTGCCCCGCTGGCTTTGGCCCTTGATCGCGATCACGCCCTGCGCCTGCCGCTCGCGCGCGTACTGGTAAACCTCCGCTGTCGCGTGGCCGCCAGAGTCCACCGCCACCACATCAGCCCGCAGCTTTGCCCCGCTGCTGTGTTCCCACTCGTGCAGCACCAGCACATCCAGCTGCTTCCAGACCTCCGGCCGACACGGGTCGCCGAAGATCTCCTGATGGTCCACCAGCCAGCCCTCCTCATCGCGGCCCCACGCCCACACGCTCACCGCCAGCCGGTCGCCCGCTGATCCGCCGCCGCCTTGCACGTCCACGCCGATCGTCATCAGCACCGCACCATCCGGCAGCCGGCCCGGCCCATACGC